TTCCTGTTATAGTATATATATCAAGAGTAGATGCACAGCTCTCTCAGGATGCTGTAGATGGCTATTTAGCTTCATCTGGAGCTACTTCAGTTAAAGCAGCAATAGAGAGTGATCCAACTTTGGGAGGTGCAGCTATGTCTGTTAGAGTAGTAAGTGCAACTGATTATGGAGAATATGAAGTTACACAGGGAACAAGTTTCTTAGGTGTAACTTTTAATGTAGAGGTAATAGCTTAATGAAAGTAAAGATTTTAATAGGTAGTGATTTTTCACTAAATAAAAAAGATAAAAGAGTAGAAGCAGGAGAAGTTTTAGAACTCCCAGATAATATAGCTAAAGCATTAATCAAGAATAATGCAGCAGTTAAGTTTGATAGTAAAATGAGTAAAGAGGAAGAAGAATAATGCCAACTTTTAATCATGGAAAAAATGCTGTAGTTTTATTAGATGATACTAATCTTTCAACAACATTAACAGATGCAGCTTTATCATTAACAGCAGATGTAGCTGAAACTTCTACTTTTTCTGGTGGCATAAGTGCAGGTAAGACTTATGTTGCAGGACTTAAAGATGGCACAGTTTCACTTTCAGGTTATTTTGAAAGTTCAGATCCTGATGCAGATGCTGAGTTTTTATCTCAGCTAGGAGGATTTGGTGCAGCATTCTCATTAGCACCTATTGGATATACCAGAGGGAATGCTGTATCTTTTGGAAACACAATAGCAACTTCTTATGATAGAAGTGCAGATGTAGGATCAGTTGTTGCAGTAGCAGTAGCATTTCAATTTGATGGAGATGCTTATAATGGTAAGTCTTTATTGACTCCAACTGCTGTAACAGGTAGCTCTAATGAAGCAAGTGTGGATTTTGGAGCTGCAGGAACTAATGGTGGTGCAGGAGTTCTACATTGTGTAGCAAGTTCTGGAAGCCCAACATTAGATGTTAAAATACAAACAAGCACAGATGAAGCTGTTTGGAGTGATTATATAACTTTTACTCAAGCAACAGGAACTACTTCTGAGCTTATAACAAGTGCAACTAATCCTAATCAGTATGCAAGAGCAGTTCTAACTTTTGGTGGAACAGGCTCTATAACTGCAGCTATAGGATTTGCACATAAATAAATTAAGGAAAATAGGAGAAAGATAAATGCCAACATTTACACATGGAAAGAATGCAGCTTTTAAAATAGATGACTCTGGTGGAACTTTAAGAGATATCTCTGATGTTTTAACAGATGTTGCTGTTTCAAGAACTGCAGATGTAGCAGAGGTTTCAGCATTCTCTAATAGTTCTAAAGCTTATGTAGCAGGACTAAAGGATGCAACAATCTCTATCTCTGGATCTTTTGATGCAACTGTTGATGGTTACTTATCTGGAATACTTGGTGTTGAGGGATCTTTTGAGTTCTATCCAATAGGAACTACAGGAGGAAATCCTAAAGTAACAGGAGAATGTATCATGACTTCTTATGATAGAACTCCAGATGTAGGTGGAGCTGTAAGCTTCACAGCATCATTCCAAGTTTCTGGGGATACAACTGAAACTACAGCTTGATATAATTAAGTTATAGTTACAACAGAAAGAGGTTATTGATGAAAAGACTTAGCTTAGATGATATATCTAATGCTCCATCTTTGCCTGAAAAAGAAATTGAGATTGAACAATGGAATGCAACAGTATTGGTTACAGGTTTAACTAAAGCTGATGCAGTTGAAATTAATAAACAATCTGAAAAAGATGGTATTAGAGATGAAGTTCTTTTTGAGAAGCTATTACTTCTTAAAGGATTAAAAGAGCCTAAATTTGATGATTTAGATCAAGTAGAGGATTTCTATAGTAAAGCTACACCTAGCATAGTAGATAAAGTTCTTATTGGAATTTATAGGTGTATGGCTTGGACCAAGGAGGATCAGGCTTCAATAGCCTCACAGTTTCCAGAATAATGAGGAGTTGGCTTTTGAATTTAGACTTGCTCTTGATTTAGGAATGACAGTTGATGCTCTTAGAAAATCTATGAGTGTGCAAGAATTTGAATCTTGGAAGTTATACTACATAGATAGAAATAAAAAAGAGCAGAAAGCTAGAACAGAAGCTAATGCAAGAGCAAAGTTAAGGAGATAATTTAATGGCAAGTGCAACTCTTGAGATGTTTATCAAGATTGTTGGAGCTAATAAAGTAGCTAAAGCTTTAGACAATATATCTCATGAATTAGATGAACAAAGAAAGCAAGTTGAAAAAAATGAAAAAGCTAATGCTAAATTTGCTTCTGGGATGTCTGGATTATCTAAAGCTGCTATTGCAGGAGCTGCAGTATTTGCAGGAAAAAAACTAGCTGATTTTTCTTTAGATGCTATTCAAGCTGCTTCATCAGCATTAGAAGCATCTGCAGCATTTGGAC